AAACCGATTGCATTTGCTCAAACACACTCGAACCAGCAGGAACAGCGAAGCCAGTCCCCACTTTCAATGGTCGTACGATAAGTTGTAAAGCCCCTATCCCACTAACCATAGCCGTGTCCCAAGTGATTTTGATTGGCTCATTTGGAATACCATTTGAGTCAGTCTCAATCACAGCAACAGGTGCTGCAGGTCTATAGACGGCGCTAGCGGATGCAAACCTCACAGTACCAACCTCAGTGTTTGCCACAATTAGTGACATCAAAGCGGAGGCACCTGGTGATATTGATAACTTGAGGTCAGGAGCCAAAGTCAGCAGGTACTGTTTCCGAGGTAACAGTACTGCAGTTCCTTCAGGCTTCCAAGAAGGCACCCATTCAAGGTCATCATAAGGCCCGGTGCGACTATAGGTCAAACTACCAGTCGAGGTAGACAGTGCATTAGCAGATTCAGGATTTATTTGTGGTATGTTGAAATCTACTACCCAGTCAAAGAAAATTGAGCCCGATTCGAGATCATTAGCTATAGCACCTCCATTCACATCGAGTGCTTGTGTGACTTGGATGATGTATGCCTTACCCTGCTGCGTGAATCGTACATTTTGTCGATCAAGTCCCGTAAAATAAAACTGTTGGTCAGCGCGCATAGCCATTGGAATGACCTTTGGACAATGGAAATTCCATTGTTGTGCGCCTGTTTGAGCAACAGCTTGACGTATCAATGCATCAGTATTTGGGATATCTGAAGCATTATCGGTGGGATCTAAATCAACATAGAGTACAAGTTGACACGCAAGTGTTACTGGCACAGCAGGCACATAACGCAAACGGAGTGATACGAATTTGTAAAATTCATACAATTGCGAAAATTGTGTCAATCTAGTACCAGGAAAAGCGGAAGGACTGATCGGGAATTCGGCTAATATTCGATTTGCTGGGACAGACAAGTCGGATTTGACTGTAACGGTTGTGATAAAGTCAGATCCAGCATGTCGGCACTTTTGGTTTTGTAGTGGTCGTACATTAGCCATCGAGTAAGAGACAGGCATCGCTCCTGTCTGCAGGCCGAGTGTTTTGAGCACACCATTAGATTTAGTGTTGCCGTTCCGGCGGCTTCTGCCGCCATTGTTGTTTTGGCCGTTCGGTTTGCCTTTCGGCTTGCCGTTTTGACCGTTTTTCTTTGCGCTTGCATTCATTAGAATTAACGTGTGAGCCAGTTTTTGGCTTACCCACCACCCACCCGTTGACACTAGCGTAAAGGGTTTTCGCCACATCCATTTCGGATTTTAGTATCGGGAAAGTCACGTTATCGCTTCTCAAATCCTGCTCTATCCTTAAGACGTCACGTGATGTGATTTTGAACATTTTAGCAGCGACATCTATTAAAAGATTTCTGTCGGCTTCGTCATAAGGATATGGTCCAGTTTCGAACTTTCGAATTAGTTCACGGTCATTGCCGATGAACGTGTCGAAATCTGGTGCGTCATTCACGGAAAAACCGTGTTTACGTGCCAGGTGTTCAATTAATGGTCCCAAAATCGGTGTTCGAGAATCGGTAACGTAATACCCTTTGCATTTATTGGCGAGACTCACAGCTGCGGTATGTTGTCGCGTGCCTGTAGCACTCAATTTGGGAAGTGTACGTGTCAAGTCTTGCATGCTGGTTTTACTAATCCAAGGATTAATCCAGCAGCGACCTAAAAAGTCAATGGGTTGATTCTTGCGAACCATCTGTGTTTTGACTTGTAATCCCAAATCTGTGCAGACTTGCGGCAAAGTTTTATTAGCTTTAGCTGTTAATATTGAGTCATCCCCAGCCTTCGGACCAATAAGGTCAAAAGCCTGCGCTGGTGTACAACCACGTTTTCTAAGAGCTGCGAAAGCAACAAAGGCATTAATAATAGTATTACCATCGGTAGTTAGTGGTGAACCACTCAATCGTGAATAACCAGGTTCATAACGCACACCGTATCGCGTCTTAGCCTTGGAACGGCATTCACCCTTGATCAGACAGTCAACTATCTCGGTCCATTGGTCAAAGTAAGCAATGTAAGCTGCTCGCTCAACATTCATACGTAACCATTTCGAAATTGTTCCGTCAAACTTCGAAAAATCAGTTGACAACAGAGCTCCGCATTTGACAGCATAATTATTAATGCTGTCAGCTAACTTTGTTGGGTCTTTACAAGGTGAATACCAATCCAAATCGCGTAATACGGCGGTTTTGAACGGATAGGTAAAACTAGATAATGCCAGATTGTGTTCAATATTTACGGCACTAATATTACGGGCTGGTCCCAATTTCAATGGTATTACTTCCATTTTCTGGAAGGCTGAAACTTCCACATCAGCTAAGTCGGTGGGATAAACATATCGGTTAATTCTCTGCATTTGCAGTGGTCTGTTTTGGTTTTCAATAACCTCCTGATATGTAACAGGGTGTCCCCTTTTATCACCGACTAATGCAACAACAAATTCGTGTGCATATCCGTAATATTCTAATGGTGGTTCGGCATCGTTCCTAACCTTCTCGACTCGTTCTTCCACAGTGTAAGCATCAGATGCTTTAGACCCGTTGACAGTCATGGCTGGATTCGTTGTTATAGGTTGTGGTAATAAATCCATACCGTGGTCTTTACCTTCATCCATGGGCTTGTCCATATTTATGATGTCGACAACCTTTCGACACTCATAAGTCTGAAGTTTGGGGTTTTCTCCAAAATACTGAGAAAGAGCACAATAAATAAGTGAAGATTCACGTAGTGCTTTTTCACCAGTTGAATTTTGGTAGTAGCGTTGAACCTGTCCAACATTTTTATGTGTACAGGTAGGCCACAGCGCTATTAAAGATTCCCAGTCTTCTTGTAATATGGAACAGTTAAGGTACCCATCAATTGATTTGATGTGGCGCATGACGTGGCCGCCATTATCCTTTGCAAC